ACCACTTTTCACCGCATTTCGTTGATGCGGGGCTTCTAACTCGAAGCTCGATTTTATTTAACTGGGTCCGATGCCCAGCTGCCGGTCGCGAACCGACGGAAAACTCTGTCTCCCTCCTCTCATTTCCATGTTATGTACAAACGCGCGCCTGGACGGGCGGAGAAAACCCTTGACAGCGCGTTTTGGCAGTGTCCCACCACTAGGTCGATTTCGCCGCTAGCGAAACCAACCCCCGGAAACCGGCCTTTGCCAGCGATCCGAGATGTCTACCTGCGAGTGCAAGCACATGCTTGATAAGCGGATGTGCCGAAACCTTGGAAAGCGCCCGTACTGGATTCATACCGGACACTTGGTTCTGCAACGCAGGACTGGAGTGCAAAGCCATCAGAGCCGGCAGATGTTCGGAACCTTTCTGCTCGCTAGGGATGATGTTTGCTGTGCGCATGGCCTGGTTAGCCTCTGCTGCACGGTCGGCGACCACACCGGGCACAATGTGTGGTTTCGCGAAACCGCGAACGACTGCCCCCGCAAGCGACCAGACCAGAGTCGTGATCACCGTGAGGTTTTGGATCTTCGCCGTGTCATTGGTGAACACGAGGAAGGCTGCCGCTTCGCGCATGCTGTCCGACGTGTTGGTGAGGGAATGGTGGTAGGCACTAAGCCCCTCGCGAACGTCCAACACAATTGGTTTGTTGGGGCGTCCTACCTGCATGTCGTCGAATGCCTTGAAGATTCCGCGCTGCATGAACTGACTGATGTCAGTCGTGCCCGCCGCGAGGTCCAGGGGAGCGTTTGTCGGCTGTATCACGTACGCGATGCCGCCTCGCTCTGAACCAATGGTCTTGTTTATGACCTCGAACTTGATCTGCGCTAGTTGCCACCGCAGCGTCGCTCCGTCGCTCGCCGTCGCCTGAAAAGGCGGCGGAACGATCGCGGGAACGGCAGTGACATAGCCGAAGTCCGAGGAGGACCGTTGGAGGATGACCTTGCCAACAGATCCCGTAGCCGCCTGCGTTAGCGCGGCCGGTGTCGAGAATCCGGTGACAGTTACTGGACCAGGGGTTCCCACACCCCCTACAGCGCCCACATTCAGCATGTTGTCAGTTCCGAAGGATTTCGGCGTGCTCGACGCGACGTGGGAGTCGGTCGCTGATTGCACGGTCAGTTGCTGTGTGGTCCCTGCGACCACCGCGAGATTAGACATGTAACTCGTGGTGAACTTTTGTTTGGTTAGGCTTGGTTCTATGTTGACATTGACCAAGGGATGCGGCACGTCCGAACCTTCCTTCATAGCAGAGTGAAACTCAAGCTCCTGTGATGTGAGCAGGTGCTCTGGTCCGACTTGCCGGAATGGTTTTGGATTTGACAACGGATCGCGACTTTGTGCCACCTGCGCATTGATCGCCTTCGCCGTGTCACTACGTGACACGGTGCGGTTAGCGATGCGCTTGACTTCTCTTCGCAATTGGCCGTCATGTTGGTTCCTGTTGTTGTCATTACTCTTCCTACCCATATTATGGTGGGGTTGATATTCACTTGGGCTGCGTCTTCACGCGCAATTGGACGGAATATGTTCGTCCAGGATAATTACTTAATAGATCCACAAGGAGCTAGTTCTCGCCCTAGCTCACGGCAGTGTCCTCGGACACTAGTTAGGTTTACCTTCCACAGGGATAGTTCGGGATATCAGCCACCACGTCGGCCTCAGCCGTCAGGGATGCAGCTCTCCCTTGTCCTTGGGAGACACGGCAACTCGTTTGCCGCGCCTTGCAGGATGTCGGGAAGCCAATGTCTGCGCATCGACTGCTGCTCGTTCCTTCTTACTGACTCGCTTACGGGCTCGTCCATTGTCGGGCAGAATCTCCGCTCGGCCCTGTCGGCCAGGCTTGAAACTGCCAACTGGAACATTTGCTAGTTCCGTTGGAGCGAAATCCGGATGCTTCTCAGCTTTCTCGGAATCGCCTCCTTGAAACGCGCTGGGTTCTTTAATAAGATAGCAGTCATGAAACAAGGAGCTAGCCTCCGCATAGGTATCGCACTCAGTAATGCGTATAACCCAACGGTCGAGAGTAGCAAAATCATAGCCCTCATCTTCAAGCTTGTTTGCTACTGCTTGAATCTGGTCTAGAG